TTTCTTCTTGGGTGCAGCACTTGACTTTTTCTTTGTAGGGTCTCCGAATATAGTTTCCAGAAATTTATCAGTTTCTGCAAGCTTTTTCTTCTGAACATCCTCAAACTTTATCATCTTTGCAAGCTTCTGATCACTATATCCAATCTTGGAATATACCAGGACACGTTCCTTCAGGGGAGGTTTCACACCCTTTGAATAGTACTTGGTGTAAAGGCTCTCAATTGGACAGGATAATGTGACATTAACCTTACCGCCCTTGATTTTGAAATCAGCCACAACCTTTGATACAATATCAGTAGATTCAACCTTGGATTTTTTCACATACGGACCATATGGAATAACCTCTACTCTTTCAAGCACACTTTCTGTGCGTAGAGGGTCCACTCCAAGCAGCATATCCGCCCTTCGCAGATCATCCTTGTAGGTGTTGTTGATAATTGGCACACGCTTTCGCTCCACTGAAGTTGGTGTGTTAGGGTTTAATATCTTCCACATTCTTGAATCTGTGGGGATGAAAGTGTTCGAAGATGTGGCATAGCGAGCACGCTTCTGGGGTACAGGACGGAGGGGGGACATTTTTGGATGGACTAAATATATTATACACTCAGGATTATTTCAAACACTTTTTTTTGTTAATGTATTATAAATAATGGTCCAGCCGGGGGTAATGGTAGGAGGGGTCTTTGTGCTCATATTGATTCTCGTGGCTGTACTAGGTTTTATGTCCAAGCCCAAGTTCTGGGGTCTATTCTCAAATGAAGGTGACGAATGTACACCAGAGGATGACGACAAGATAGCGAACGCCGATAAGTACCAGCTCGATAAGGATAAGAAGTGTATCCTCGTAAAGTCTTGTGCAACAAGCTACAAACCAAATAACACAAATACTGCATGTGTAACGGTGGTAGCCAAAGCACCAGCAGCAGCACCAGCAGCAGCACCAGCAGCAGCAGCAGCAGCAGCGGAGGAGGTGGCGGCTGCCCCCAACCCAGAGGTGGTTACCGACTTTATTGATGCAATTATATTAACGGGCGAGGGTGAAACAGGTAAAGACGGTGACAACGGTAAACCAGTCAATACTAGTAAGTGGGATGGGCATACCGATAATAACAGTATCAACGGAGGCGGAGGAAATGCAGCGTTACAGTACGCAAAGATTGGTGGTAAATGGCAACCCTATCTCTGTCAGTATGAAGGGATTGTATATGATAATACAGACGCTGCTACCAAAGATGATAAGCCAAAGGCTTGCGGGGGTATAGGCGCAAACCCAAATGGTATGTGTGCAAAGGCTTTATTCCCTAATGCAGACAAAGTTGGTTTAACACATACAGGTAAGTGTGGCGCAATTGAATGCCTGACTGGGTTTGTCAGCTATGATGGCAAATGCACATTAAAATCAAAGAGTCCCGTAAGCAAGTGGGTTAATAAGACTGGTAGTCGATATTTTGTAGATGAACTTGGTGGTCAGCCAGCATATGCTCATTTGCCTAGTAATGAACTCCAGCCAGATCGCAGCTGTCGTGAGATGTGTGAAAACAAGGGCGTTTCCAAGAGTGGCAAGTCTTTCAAGAGCTTGCTTCCATCAAATTGGAAGGGTGGAACTGTTAGGTCTACCCAGCCATCTGCAAGAATGTTCAACAACTCAGCAAGTAAACTTGCTACTAATCCAGATTTATGGGATCAAGCGACCTTGAATGTATTTATTGAATTTCTTAACATACAAGATGATACAAGAAAAGGAAATGGTAATATCATTGATGATATTAAGACAGGCAAAGGTGGATTAAAAAATGGAAGATACGCTTCAAAGATAATGTTGGGTCTTAAACCCGATGGTAGGACGGAATCACATTTTTCCGAAGCTGATATAAATAAGTGGAAGGCATATCTTTCTAGCAGGATTACCTGTGCCTGTGAGGCTACTGAGGACCCAAGGTACCTGTACACATAAAAAAATAACACATTAAATAACAAATGTATTTTGTCGAAGGAAATATCGGCTCAGGTAAGTCGACATTCTTGAAGAAGCTTTCCACTGAATTCAAGGTTGTCCAGGAGCCAGTAGATGAATGGTCAAAGATGAAGAATTCCAGTAATGGTAAGAACGTTTTGGAGGAATTTTATGAAGATCCCAAGAGGAATGCCTATCTTTTCCAATCAATTGCATTTAGGTCGAGGGTCAAGAATATCACCGACATAAATGCTGATAATGTGATTGTAGAGCGTTCAATCTATACTGACCGTATGGTGTTCGCTGAGGTGTGCAAGGAGGATGGTAATATCAATGAGATTGAGTGGAATGACTACACCGAATGGTTTGATTTTGTTGTTAATCACATCGGTTTCAAGCCAAAGGGTTTCATTTACCTGAGGACCGACCCTGAAAAGAGTCACGAACGGATAACCAAGCGAAACCGTTCCGGGGAGTCAAATATCAGTCTGGAATATCTGAGGAAGCTTCATCAACGCCACGACGAGTGGCTGTGTCACGACGCGACTGTTCCTGTCCTGGTTTTGGATGTTACAGAAGAGTTTGAGTCCAATCCAGAACCCCTGGTCCAGAAGGTTCGCGACTTTGTAAAACCCTGAATAATATCATAGATTCCAAGGTGAGACCCAATAAGAGTGGTAAAAGGTAAAACATCTTACGATCACCTTTATGTGTGCTATATACTAACCACATCAAACTCGTTATGATACCGAGTAGTATATAACTTACAGAGTGATTCGATACATCTTTATTATTGGTGTAAGTTCGGTACAACTCAGGACAGGTTCTTAAGATGCTTATGCAGGTTGCGACGAACCCGAGACTTTCCATTATTTTATATGAATATTATAATGAGTGACGTAGTGATATTATTAATAATTATAGGTGGGATAGCTGCATGGGGTTTTGCAACAGATTGGACTTTCTCAGGACTCTTACCCAGGAAGGGAGCCAAGTGTACACCAGCAGGGGGTGGTAATGTTAAAAATGCCACAGAATATGTTTATGATGATTATGGAAAATGTATTATATCAAAATGCAAAGAAAAATGGAAACCAGATACTTCCAATACAGTCTGTATAAGTTCTATATCGGGGACATCTTGTGAGTTTGAAGGAACCAAAATAGATAAAGGTGTTTATAGGTGGTCATCTCAGAATGCTTGTGAAGTATCCAAATGTACTGGCAATTTCAAATTAAACGCATCAAATACTGCTTGCGACACTTGTATGACTGGTTACAATCTTACAAATGGTTCGTGTGAGCCGGAAGCGAAGGAGGAGGAGAAGGCGGCGGCGGAGGAGGCGGCGGCGGAGGAGGCGGCGGCGGAGGAGGCGATCGGGAAATACGAGGCGGCGGAGACAGAGGACGGAGAATTTTTTAACGAAAAACTGACACCCTATAACGGTAAAAGTGTATTTTGTAAGGACGATGAGAGAACTATATACAGGGTTATGAATAGTGTACTTAGGCCATACGGCTCCATGCCCAGCGTAAGAAGTTGGGAAGAAGATACAGATATCGACACTGACGAATTTGAGAGAATAGACTGTCAGCGTATGGGAGTAAAAATTGGCCCATATATAGCTGGGACCAGAATTGAAGAGGAAGGGGGTGAATATTATGCTGCCGGCAAATACGAGGGAAAGATTGTAGAATGTGAGGATGAGGGTGACGCTAGGTACAAGATGCAGAATGGTAAACTTAGGAAATACACAAGCGAGAAAGCCTATGATTTTGATAAAAAAAACACAACCGAGATTGAACTCGATTGTCTTAAAATACCAAGGGGTGATAATATTTATTATGAGGAGGCGGCGGCAAGGGCAGCGGCGGTGGAGGATGCAGCGGCGGTGACGGCGGCAAGGGCAGCGGCGGCGGCGGGCTCGGCAAGGGCGGGCTGGGCGGCGGGCTGGGCGGCGGCAAGGGCAGCGGCGGAGGAAGAGGAAGAGGAACAATCGTGTAGTAGTTATTCACGGGAGTCGTGTCCTCTTGATAGATGTAGTTTAGACGGGCGGAAGTATTGTAGAAATAAATAGTTTTCTTTGTATATTATATGAATAAGAGGACTCGTCTTATTATGGTAACGGTGATTGCGTTCTTTATAGCAACCGCATTTATAGTATGGTTTCTTTTGGGTGGTTCGTCAGAGACCCCGTCAGAGACTCCGTTAGAGACCCCGTCAAAGGTTACTAAGTCCGGTCCGTGTAAAGGTGATGTATATGGTATGATTTATCAGTATGATTCATCTGAAAAGTGTGTACCAATTAGATGTGAGTCTGGTTATACAAAGATTGGTGGTCAATGTATTTTTGATGGTTCAGACACGAGCAATTTGGTAAACAACACAAGTTGGTCAAGGAGTGGGCGTGTTGGATGGCGTCTAGGAAAAATGAGATTCTAATTTAATGGGGGAGCAATTCACAGACCAGATATTGACCTCTTTAAAGATTATTGGGAGGATAAAAGAGGGTCAGAAGGTTTGTGTCCGTGACGGTCTTATTCATATAGAGGTCAAGTCATCAGGGGTTGTAAGTTCTTTGAAGCGATGGCTTCATGGTGACAATAGATTCACAACATTGGGTTATATAAAGAATGTTGTGAATAATGCATTGGATCTTTGCAAAGTTTGTAGTGAGCAGGATATCAAGGATGCCCTTGGAGATTCTATAGTTGGTCTGAGCAGTTTGGCTGTCACCTATGGAAACGACGCCGCTACATTGGCTACGATTGAAGTGCTGCAGGAAAGAATCAAGAAAAATATAGCTATACAAGTAAATGGAGTGCGAGACGTCAGCGACCCCTCGGGAGACCCCCAAGGGGAGTCTGCCCCTAAGCAAAAAGTTCGAAAGTGAGATTGAGGATATCAAGGAGCTTTTCAAGTATCGTGAATTGAATGCTGGTAGCCTCACACTCCTTTTGATGAAGGTGATGGGTGCCGCTGATAAGTGTAAGAAGCTCTCGGAACTCCAGAAGAAGAATCTCATTATCAAGACTATCAACAAGCTGATTGAGGATATAATCCCAGGTGAGGATGTGCCAATAGAGCTTATCTTGAAGCAGATGGTTCCAGATTTGATTGACAACGTTTACGAGTACGCTCGTGTAAAGAATTGCCTTCCTAAATGTATATAACAATGCTCCCCACGGTAGCAGAGCAGTGTGTTCTTGGTATCATCAGGAACCCCTTTGGGGAGCCTATTGAGGAACCTACCAAGTGTGAATGTGATAGGTGTGCGATGGTTCTGAGTCCCAACTGTGAAGCAGATGTCCTGTGCCCAAATTGCCTTAAAAAATTGTCGTCCTAAATTATAAAAATGGATTCCCTACCGCGACCGAGTTATCCGACTGTCTGGACCTATATGTGCAAATCGAACAAACGTGAAGACCTGTTAAAAGGTCAGGTCAGCAGATGTAACCTTGAATGATTGCATCTGCTGTTCTGAAAGAAAGCTGATCAAGCGTTACCTTCGTAGAAGTGAAAAAGAAGGGGTCCCTTTGCAAAAATTTCCAACTTGGCTACACCGCAAACACGGGGATTTGGTTATATGGCGCCCCAGGAGGGATGGTGTCATGGGAGCCTCTATGCCGTGTGTGATGTGTAGGAAGGCTATAGAAAAATATAAAATTCAATGGGTTGCCTATACTGGTGAAAAGTGGCTACACAGTAATCAAGATGTTATGCCCAAATCCCGCCCCACAAATAAACAGCGTAGGAAAATGGGATTTAAATCTGTGTAATAATTATAATGGGTATTGCAGCCGGTATAAAGGCTGGTCTTAAATCAATTGCCGATAGCATCGGCGATGCAGCAAAGAGTTTAATAAAGGGTGGTAAATTATCAGATGAAGTTGCAACTGGTTTTAGTAAGGCTGCGGACGATCTTGTCCAAGGTGTTGCGGAAGCCGGTGATAACGTGAATTCTTTACAGAAGGCATTTACGGATTACTCTAAAAAACTTGATGAACTTGCTGAAAAAGGTACAGCTTCCGATAAAGCATTTGTAAAATCTTTCAAAAATATTGTAAATCCAGAAATAACAAAGGCTGCTGATGACATAGCAGAGGCTGGTGGTTCAGCGGTATCATCCACAAAAAAAGGGATTATGGATAGGATTGGTGACGCTGCAAACTCTCCCACTGGTCAGAAGTTGCTTGTCGGTGCGGGTGTATTTGGTGGAATGATGTATATTCAGAAACAACAAGAAGATATAGCAGAAGATAAGGCTGCCTGTATTGCTGCCTGTCTGCCGTCAAATTGGGATGAGTATCAATCAAATACTTCTGTTGAACTCAAATATACAACACAGGAAGAACTTGAGACTCTTGATTTAAAAGGTGGTCCAATCTGTACCGCTGCTAAGTTTACAAAACCAGGGTGCTATACACACTGCAATAACATGTGTGAAAAACTCAACCCATCATTTTTATCGAAATTTATAGATCCTTTTACAGCCGCTGTCGCTGATGTAAGCGCGGATCTCGGTGAAGCCGCTGGTTCCACAGCGGCAGCCGGTTTAGGAGCCGCAGCTGACGTTGGTGGTGCAGCCGCGGGTGGATTGTTTAAAGGACTTGGGGTACCTCTAACCATCGCCGCGATTATCATTGTTATGATTATAGTTGTTATGATGTTTTAAGTTCACCAACTTGTTGGGTCAAAGCCCGCCCCGACATCCTCAAAAAACCCACCCACGTCATCTTCAAAGAAATCGACAAAGTCCTCTTCGAAAAACTCACCCGTTTCATTGGCTGTATTTACTATACCTTCAATCATAGGTTTAGCCCATTGCATATCACACTCTCCACCGAATACTTTAAACATAAAACCACCTGGTATAAAATACATTGAAGTTGAAGTAATTGCCTGCAGAGACCTTGCAGCCATGCACTCGTCAGAGTTGCGATATCCAGCTGGATTTGATTTGCAGGCATCAATTGCTGAGTACTTTTTTATCTCATTACCAACCATTGTAAGTTCCCCCATCCTACAGGTGTGAACATCAGGGTATCCCTTTGAACTTCTCACTTCTTCGGAATCACAATTCTTTATAGAAATACCATATCTCATCACATTTCTTGTGATGGTTGTTCCAGTTGGGAAGAACAATTCCACTTCATCCTGACCAGGATAAAGGTCGCAGTCCTTTGTTTTAGAATTGTAATCTAGACCCATTCGATCACAGTATAATCGGGTATAGTTGCACAAGTTTGTGTTTGGGTTCCAAGTGACACCGAAATCCTCTCCTTTGTAGTTGCCACACGCACCGGTTGTCTCCTTAACTAAACCATCTGCGCCGTGCAAGCATATGTCCTCTGAGAATGGGATAACATACATAGGAACTTCTTCAGGCAATGTCTTATCATTCATAATTGGTACGCATTCAGAAGTATCAACTTTACCACCCGAAAAGAAACTTCCAACTTGTTTACCAGTTTGAATAATGTGGTCTATAATCAGTTTATGAGGTTTCCTACACTTTGGTGGATTATCCGGAACGCGGTATGTGTTAGACATAACAAGTCTGAAATCCTTGAATATATCTTCTGTTAAAGGCTCGGTACCTGGATCAGACTCGTTTAATTTTTCAAGTCTTTCGGCGTCAGTCATACCATTCCACACTTCAACGCCTTCAGCACTCAATGTTATACCAATCGCTTTTTCACTAGATAAAAATGGATACAATTTTATATTCTTGGAGTTATCACCCAATAGTTCAACCATCTTGGCATAAATCTTTTCATCTCTCTTTTTGGGATCCTTATTCACATACCGTAAAACTTGTTGGGTATATTCATCAAACCAAGAACTTAAATCCAACTTCTCAGCAAGAGTTTTGCATTTAAGTGTATCACCCATAGCCTGTTCTATAAATGGTATCTTAACCCATTCATATGCGGCAACAAATTCGTCGATATACATAGTCTTGACATCAAATATGATCGGCCATCCGTATGTAGTATTCGCGAATCCTTCATACAAACTAAACTCAGTATAGTCTCTCATATCCTTGAGATACTTGTTGCTCACAAATGTTGAATATCCCTGTGGATCCAATATATCCACAGTAATTGAAACCATATCAAACGCTAACATTGCCCACCCAACTGGACCCATACTAGCTTTCACCGACATCATACTGGCTTTTGCAGATGCCTTCATACCAGCTGCTACACCAACTCTCCACGCAGCTTTTACTGCAGCTTTTGATGCTACTTTTGCAGCGGCTTTGCTAGCGGCTTTCGACGCAGCGGAAGCAGTAAGTTTTGCTGTTACTTTTGCCACTGATTGACCAGTTATCTTTGATATAACTCTGGATGCCATACCCCTTAAAGCCGGACTCTTTAGTATTGCTTTTGTACCTAATTGGCTCCCACCCTTTATAGCACCTTGAATCGCCGCGTCTACAGCCATCATAGTCACCACGACTGATGATATACTGATAGCTATCTCAGTTGCTTCAGAATTCTTGTTTGTTATCAATACACAGCATCCGTCTACAAGTTCAAGATCCTCAAAGAGGCACACATCGTTTCTGGGTTTTACTAAACATTTAGTTGGTGCATCATAGGATATATCGGCTAACTCCGAGCTGTTTGGTACACAAGGTTCTTCTGACTTCGTGGCAACACTAACGTTGGGTTCCTGTAACAGTTCATCTACTGGTATATTTTCAAATTTATTCTCCGACTTCTTCGGTCGCCGTTGCCGCTGCCGCCTTACAATTAGTGCTATAACTAAAATCATCACCATAAGCGTCGTCACCAGAAGCAACATCTAATAATTACTCAGGTTTTTTTTCTTGTAATTCCCAATGTCATCTCAAGATTGTTGATATCCCTCTTGAGTGGCTTCTGACGCTTGAGCTTCAACGGTTCATTCTTACCAGATGAATTTTCAATCTGCGCCATCTTATCAGTTGAACCCGAGACCATCTTGATGATATTTGATTTATAAGGCTCCTCTTTGATCGGTGTTATAGGTCCATTATCAACCGTCTGCCCAGATCTGAATTCCTCAATTGTCATAGGACCACCAAACACGTCAAGGTGGTATTTAGAAGGTGCTGGTTTTATATTACCAAAGCTATTATAGAGCTTTTTTCGCATAATCATTATATTCATAGTAGTTTTGCCATTGTTTGGTCGCTCGATATTGTAAGCCTTCATACAACTCCAAGAACAAAAGTTACCAGCTGTGCGAAACTTTTCAGTGCGGTCATCATATTTGTATGGGAATCTCAATGGTTCTGTATTAAAGGGATGACAACACCACCAACACCACATTGTTATTAAAGAAACAAGTGGTTGAGTCTTTAAATGATTCTAAGTATTGATGTTGGAATCAGGAATCTTGCAATGTGTCTCATTGATAGTGAAAAGATTGTCAGGCAGTGGGATGTTTCTGGAGTTCCCCCGGAGAGCTCAGACGGACTGTATCCCTGTATGCGTAAGCACCTCGATGACCGTCCATGGGTTCTTGACGCCGACGTAGTTCTCATTGAGAAGCAACCCGATCGTAACAAGAAGATGAAGATGGTTGAGCACTTCTTACATGCTTATTTCGTGATTAAGATTCCCGATAAAGAGACCATCATATATGACGCCCGTCATAAGATTCCAGATGTGGTTGGAGCTGGTAAAGCTCAGTACAGAAAGCGAAAGCAAACCTCTATTGACAGATGCAAGGAGTTTCTCGAGAAGGGTCCAGAAGGCAATCGCGACTGGATCGAAACTTTCAAAAAGTCCAAGAAGAAGGATGACCTCGCTGACACAGTTATGCAAGCTTTGAGTTTTAACAGAACGACTGTGAAGCAGTCGGAAAGGGGGGTATCAAAGGAAACTAAAAAGAAGATTGTTGCTCGAAAACCAAATGAGAATCAGAAAAATACAAAATACTCCAGACCAAATTTGGTCTGGTTCCACAAGAATAAGACTCGTCAGGAACTCGAAAAGGACAAGAGGTTTATGAAGGATCTCCAGCGGTACTACAGAGACTATGAAGATTTTCTCACTAATATTCAAGGATGAAGAGCTTTGTTGATTGGTTTTTCAAAAAGAAGGATATTGACAGCACATTGATTGCACTCCTGATTTCAATTGCCGTGAGCAACTTTATTGATGAGCTCTCAAAGGGTTTCATCGACCCATTTATCAATGGCCTCATCAAGGCGGATGACAAGACTCAGTCCATGACGGTCTTTGGTCGAACTTTTGACTTTAAGATGCAGCTTGTACTTATTGGTCTCATCAAAGGTATGTTTGTGCTCGTGCTCGTATATTACCTTGCAATGACATTAAAGGCGAAGGGGTATTAATGTGTAAATGACCGAAATCAAAATAGGTGACCATGGGTTCGTCCGCCTGGTTGACCACATGCCCCACAGCGATGCTGATTCTTCCATTGTTCAGGCTGCACGGGTATCATACGCGGATGGTACAAAGTCGTCAAGAAATGACCGCGGTCTCATCCGATATCTGCTGCGTCACTGGCATACGACGCCATTTGAGATGGTTGAATTCAAGTTTCATATCAAGATGCCAATCTTTGTGGCCAGGCAGCACCTCCGTCACCGAACTGCCAGTGTCAACGAAATGTCCGCCAGATATTCAATCGTCCCAGACCAGTTCTTCGAACCTGATGTTTATCGCCAGCAGTCTCAAGTAAATAAGCAGAGTTCTGAGGGAGACCTCGAGCTTGACCAAGACCTCAAGGACCAACTGGTTGCCAACAAGGAGCAAGCCTTTGAGGTTTACAACAGGGCTTTGGAGGCTGGCTGCTCCCGTGAGCTTGCTCGGTGCCACCTACCTCAGTCAACCTATACAGAGTTCTATTGGAAGATTAACCTTCATAACCTGATGCACTATCTTCATCTCCGTATGGAGCCTGGAGCACAACAGGAGATTCGCGACTATGCAAATGCAATCTATGACCTGGTCAAGCCACTGGTTCCCATTACGATGGAGGCATTTATGGATTTCCGTGTTAATGCGGTTCAGCTAACAGGTCCTGAGATTGAGGCACTCAGGAATAAGAACTTCCTCGAGAGTCCTGGTGAGAATCGGGAGTTTATTGCAAAGTTGGACCGTTTGGGTCTGACGTTCCCAAACGGGACTTGTTAAACTAGTTCAACGGGTCGGCTTTAATATATTATCAATATAGTAATGAGGGTTGACATCATTGGTGCCGGTCCCACAGGTGTAACAGTGGCATGGCTTATGAGTAAAACGCACGAGGTTCACGTGTGGGAACATCACGATACTTGTGGTGGGAGTTGGTGGGAGCCCCCCGCCCCGACGCCGGAGGCGTTGTCTCTCCACGCACCCAGGGTGGTCTTTAAGGAAGCATTTGTCAACGCAAATTGGTTGTTTGATGAGATGGGTCTTGACTGGAATAAATATTTCAAATCTGGTGCAGCAGTTTCTGAAAGTATTGAAATTTTTTTAAAAAGATTTTCTATAAAAGATTATTTTGAGTTTGTAAAATTTTTAATTTTAGGATTTCGAGATGATGGTCGAACAATAAAAGATCATCTTGAAGGAAAGTTGACACCAGGTGCTGAGAGGTTGGTGGCAACCTTACCAATTGTGATGGATGGTGTTGACTGGACAAGGATGACTGCTTGGGAATTTATTCAAAGTTTCAATATTGTTGCACTTTCATCAAGTCAAACTCAAAGAATTTCCGGAAGAGTCATGGGAGAAGATTTTGAAAAAGTTTTAAAAAAAGTTGGAGTAAAATTTCATTTCAAAGAAAAACTTGTTGACATTGAAAAAAGAATTTTTAAATCTGGAAAAGTTTTAAATGAAAATAATTTGATGATACTTTGTTTAGATCCAAAAAGTTTGAAAAAACTTTTACCAAAAGATTCTGAAAAAATAAATTTTTTGGAAAAGATTGAATATGGTTGTGTAAATATTTTACTTCATTATGACGAAAGACCAAAAGAAATAAATTCTTATGAAGAAGTTGCCGACACAAAGTGGAACATCTTACCAACTTGGTTGTATAATGATAGCAATATATTGTCTTGTGTTCTTGTTGAACCACCAAATGTTCCACCCGAAGAATTATTGAGTGGAATTCTGAAACAACTTGGTTTACCTTTTCCAAAATATTATAAATTTTGTTGGGGTTCAGAATGGGATGGTATAAAGTGGGTTGGTCATCAGAGTTCAGGAATCTATGACAGGGATGGAATATCATATGAGAGTGAATACCATAATACAGCCATATGTGGGATGATGTCAAAGAGGTGGACACCGTATGCAAGTATTGAGGCGGCGATCGAGGTTGGGAGGGACTTTTGTGGAGAGTCCCGTAAGAAGCCCATTACGTTGAATTTAATATTATATGTTATTATATGTTTATACTTATCTTTATATTTGTTGCAATCTTCATAGGTATTCAATTCTATACAGGAAAAATGTACAAACCTTGTAAAAGGTGTGAATCAAATGAACACTTTATAATAAAAATGAGTCAACCACCTGCTCATTATAGTGAAGAATTATATAATCGTCTAAAGAATGGCACAATTTTAAGAAATGAGAGAAATTTCAACAGTGTCAAAGGGCGTAAAATTAACAAAGAAGTTGTTCCAAAAGAAATAAAAGATTTCTTCTTAACGGAGCAAATACGTTTACAAGTTAGTGAATCTGTTGGAGAAAATGTCGACTTTGCGGATGACATAGAAAAGTATAAAATATTCGCTAGATTATACGAAGATGGTGGTGACCACGTTGATTGGCACTACGACAATAATTATACAGATGGTAATAGGTATACACTTGTGATACCATTAGTTCAAGATTTGAACAACACATCTAAATTTATGATTAAAGATAAGAATAGTCAAAATGAAATTGAGATTCCTCTAGAAGTTGGTCAAGGTGTAGTATATAATGGTTCAATAACATATCACAAGATAACTGAGCAAACTGAAGGTTATATTCGTATGGTTGTTATAATACCATTTTATTCCAATAAAAATATAAACTTTTTCAACAAAATAAGAATGTTAACAAGGGATTTTTTATATAAAAAATTAACTTTATAATATTATATGGAGTTCAAAAAGCGAGGTAGCCTTGTTATGCCAAGGATTCCTCTTGATGTAACATTCAAATGTAGGATTGCAACCCCAATGTATGAGAAGAACCAGAAGAAGTATCTCGAGTTTGAATTGATGGAACCAACTTTAAAGCGTATCAGAACTATTCACGAACAGACAAGTGATTATATTCACAATAAATTTATAAATCCTCTACAAGGAAACATCCTCAAGGTCAAAGTTCCATATAGGTATAATCGCGTCACTTGTAAAGTTGAGGGTATCAAGACTATACAAGAGATGCAGAAGGGTGATAATGTTAATGTTCATATAGAGTTCTGCGGTGTGTGGGAAGTTGGTGACTATTGTGGATTATCTTGGAAGTTGACTTCTATTGAGTAGGAATCAACCGCTTCGCGGTTGGGATCAATCCAAAAGATCAACCCACCACGGATACTCCTCGATATCTTTTAAAATATTTGAAATCTTTTCCTCAATCGACTTGTTATAAGTGCAACCCAATTTGAGTTTGTTCTTATAACAATTTGATAAAACTACATTATTGTCACACCGGTCCATAAAATCTTTAAGAAGCCTCTGGTTCCTGGTCTCCATTTGGAACAGGAACATTATCTATAACTTCTTGTTGATTATTTACTTTAACTGGTATATCAATCTTATCTACACCCAATTTCTTCAGGTTATCAAATACCATCATCATACCCTCGTGGCGATAAAACTCACGCTCCATATTGGTTGACTGTTCCTTCAGCCGTGCCATTGTGTCACCGATAATCTTGATATTCTCATCAATGTTGAGGGAAGACATTATACGGATATAAAGTTACTACCCTTTAATATATTATGGGGACTCTAACACGGAGTGGGTACATTATACCTAGTTCCGAAGCGACTGAAGCCAAGAAGGATTTAACTGTTCGTGCTATAGTAAATAACGAGTTTGGCTTTCCTCCACCATCTTTTAAAGTGTTTCGACCAACCAAAAAGTCAATCTGCGTACCGAGATTCTACGCAGAAGAAAAGTTTGGACCAGCCGCAGAAGATAAACGACCCACGCCAGCTCCGTTCGGAAGGGAAGTCCGTTTTGTCGGAAAACTCAGAGATGAAACGTCGCAAAACGAAGCCTTTTCCGCTGCAATCCGAACAGGTCACGGCGTTCTCTCGTTACCTTGTGGTTACGGGAAGACGACAGTCTCCCTTGCCATCGCGAGTCGTTTAGGTTATCGCACAATGATTATAGTTCACAAGGAATTTTTGGCAAATCAATGGAGAGAAAGGATCCAACAGTTTTGTCCAGGAGCAACTATAGGTATTGTCCAGCGGGACAAGATTGATATAGAGCATGATTTCGTAATTGCTATGCTTCAGTCACTCTCAATGAAGGAGTACACCTTTGAGCAGTTTGAGAGTATTGGGACCGTCATAGTTGATGAGGCGCATCACATCTGTGCAGCCGTCTTTTCACAGTCAATGTTCAAGCTGTGTCCCAGGCACGCCTTTGGTCTGTCTGCAACCCCAGAGCGAAAGGATGGTCTCAGCAAGGTGTTGGCTTGGTTCATGGGTCCAATATTTTTCAAGGTTGAGCGAGAGAATCAACAGCAGGTTGAAGTGTTTCCAATTGACTTTGACTGCAAAAGGTTCCGCGATCCACCACCTTGTAACAGGATGGGGAAGTTGTCACTGGCTGAGATGGTGACAGACTTGACTCAGAATGATCAGAGGAATAAGATGCTTCTGAAATTGGTCAAGAAGGCTTCAAAGGGTACGAGGCAACTCTTGGTTCTGAGCGATCGTAGGCTTCACTGTCAGTGGCTTCATTCTCAGTTCCCTGATACTTCAGGTCTCTACATGGGAGGTATGAAAGAGGCTGATCTTCAGGAATCCAGTAGAAAGAAGATTATCTTCGGAACCTTCAGCCAGGCTCATGAAGGCTTGGATATCCCAACACTCGACACAATCATATTATCAACACCAAAATCTGATATCAAGCAGTCAATTGGTAGAATTATGAGAGAGACAGCAGGAAAGAAGAATAATCCTCACATCTATGACATTTGTGATCAATGGTCGGTTATGTTTGCAATGTATATCAAGCGACGCAAGGTTTACAAGGAGGGTGGATTTAATATTGAAGGGACAGTTGCTTCGCAGTCCAACGCCTCTGGCGTTGATTCTGAGGACCAGTGGAAAAAGCCTATGTTTCTTTCTTAGATTATATTAAATGTCTGGTGCATTGATAGAACTTGTCTCGAAGGGTGTTCAGGATGCTTATATTACAAGTGATGACGGGGTGTCACTTTTCAAGATGAAATACAGTCGCCATACAAATTTTGCAATGGCACCCAAGAAGATTGAAGTTTTCGACGCAGATGCCAATACGGTTACAAGTATCAAGATTCCAAACCTTGGTGATCTTATAAATGAGATGTGGTTAGAAGCTGACAATATTGCAGAGTATTTATCTGGAACGACATTTGAACTCTTTATAGGTGGTCAGTTGATTGATTCACACACATATGACTACCTGGCTGATATATGGCCAGTTTATATGGCTGAGAATCCAACAAAAGCTCAGACTATGAATAATTTAATTTCCCAATCAAACAGAAACTTTTTTCCACTTCACTTTTTCTTTTGTGATAATGGGTTGTTTCTGCCAATAATTGCTCTCCAATATCACGAAGTTGAGATTAAGATAAATTGGGGTTCGTCATCGGTTTCAAATGTCAGGGTGTGTGCCAATTATGTGTATCTTGATACAGCAGAACGCGCAGCTATGGTTGATAGGAAGATGGATATAATGGTTACACAGGTCCAGAGACTAGAGAGTCCTTTATCTACGGGAAAGAATGATATTGATATTTCTTATTTGAATCATCCAGTAAAGAGTTTATACTTCGGATTCGAGGCAGCGTCTCCACTCATCCAGAGGGATCGTTTCACTTTTTCAGGCGCTGATATCCAATTGAACGGTACATATGTTTTAGAGGATATGACACCAGATTACTTCCACACGGTTCAAGGCTATTACAGGTGCCCAAATGGTGTCATCAACTATGATTCTGTTTTCAAATGCCCAGTGTACACGAGGTACTACACATACAATTTCTGTATGAATGCAAATGAGTATCGTCCAACAGGAACTTGTAATTTTAGCAGGATTGAGAATGGTAAGTTGACCCTCCGAGGGGTTGCAAAGGGGACAGATAGAAGTGACGCGGAACTTCGGGTGTACGCAGTCAATTACAACATCCTAAGGATTGAGCGCGGTTTAGGTGGAATTTTATTCGGCAACTAAAGTAATAGATGGCATCTGCCGGGAACCATCGTTATGCCAAGGCTTTGGTGTTTGAAGAAAGCTCTGACTATAACTCCGGGGAATCCAATACTTTAGTTTGTCAGAATGGTATACTTTTTTTTAATGGCAAACAACTTTCATCAAACACCGGGAATCAATTTGATATTTTTACAGCAAACAAAGTGACGAGATTATCAGGAGCAAATATCCAATGGGCGTCTAACTTGGTTGTTTTGCCACACACTGGTACTATATCCCCATCTGCTTCAGCTGGTCAGGGTTTCCAATCTGACGGGACATTCCTTTACTACAACGGTGTTCAGATTAGTGCATTTTCAAACATTTATCAAGATGAAAACCCATTGACTTCAAATTCAATCACTCCTTTGGGAAACACAGCTTTTGTTGTTCATTCAAATCTGGTTGTTGACAATGTGATGTTTGCAAACACTCAAACCACGACAATTGCTTCTAAAACTTTACACTTTTCAAACAATGGTCCACAGATCACATTCAATTCAACAGATTTCAACATCCAGCCAGTGAGTAAGGGAACAAATGTTCAATTTTTGGGTGCATCTGGTGGCACCGGTTCGGATTGTAATGTGAATTTTGTGAGTACAGCGTCGGCTAATACAGTCGGGTCTGATGTTGTCAATCTCAAGTTTAAGAATAAAGGTGATTCCACAAGTACAACTATAAATCATACAGTGGCAACACTTAAGGTTATTCAATCAACTGAATTCAACTCAAGTCAAGGTGGTGGTTCTATGACTCTTACTTGCAGAAACCCACAGGATGGTACACTCGCACCAGATATTCAGAATGTTATGCTTCATATGAATACTCAGTCAAGTGTTGCCAACACAATAGTCATCGCACCCGATACGCTCGCTAAGGTTGGTATAATGGCTGGATACGCACCAGGTAAAACATTTCAAATCGGCTCAAACGGAGCTGAAAACTTATACTTTGATAACGCGAGTAACACCCTTGCACTTGGTAAATTTTCTAAGATATTGACACCTTCAAATGTGTGGTTCCAGGGTGGGGGTGATCGTGTGACTATAGGACCGACAACTCAGACTGGACTCGCTTCTATTGCTATAGGTAGTGGGGTTATGACTAGCTCAAATTCGGTCGGAATTGGGTGGAGTCTTGGTACAGTTACAGAGGGGTCTGTTCAGATAGGGTACAATTCAAGGTCGGGTGGTTTGACTGAAAATGTAATATCAATTGGTAGGAATTCAAAGGCTGGGGTGGATTGTATTTCAATTGGTAGTAACGCGGGTACTTTAACATCTGAATTTTCGATTTCTATTGGTGAAGAATCCGGTGCGATTAGTCAGGGTAGCCGCTCTGTTGCAATCGGGACTCAAGCTGGTCAGATTAGTCAGCAGTTTAATTGTGTGGCAATTGGATACCTTGCTGGCCAGAGTAATCAAATACAGGACAACGTTGCCATTGGTGCTTCTTGCGGCGAATCTAATCAAAAAGGTCAGTCTATTGCGATGGGTGTATTTGCCGGTCAGAAAGAACAAGGAATTCAAAGTATTTCCGTCGGTAGGTTTGCTGGACAGAATTTTCAAAACACCAACAGTATTGCATTTGGTAATGAGGCGGGGGTACAACACCAAAATGCTTATAGCATTGCCATAGGTACATATGCTGGGCGTAATCATCAGAACACGGCGTCTATCGCCATTGGTCTAAGTGCTGGTGAAAGTGGGCAATACGCAAACTCTATTGCGATAGGGTATAAGGCTGCTAAATATAACCAGCACGAAGTATCTATCGCCATTGGTGACTTTGCTGGATACAATCTGCAAGGTTCTAAAGCCGTATCAATTGGTAAAAATGCTGGACATGAAAACCAAACCAGTCAGGCAGTCGCAATTGGCTCTGAGGCTGGTTATACAAGTCAGGGTTTTGATTCAGTTGCAATTGGTTCAGGAGCTGGACGTGAAAAACAAGAAAATCATAGTATTGCAATTGGTTCGCTTGCGGGTGGAAAAGGTCAGAACAACTACGCAGTCAGTATTGGTCCTTTCGCCGGTGAAAGTGGGCAATACGCAAACGCTGTGGCGATTGGTGAGCAGGCTGGATACAATCTGCAAGGTTCTAAAACCGTATCAATTGGTCATAAAGCTGGTAGAAATTCACAGAATAACAACGCGGTCAGTATTGGTGCTTTCGCCGGTGAATCCTATCAAGATGACAATTCAGTCGCAGTGGGTTTAAAAGCGGGTAGAACAGGTCAGAATGTAAATTCAGTTGCAATTGGTTCAAATACCGGTGTTGAAGGTCAGCAATTTGATTGTGTAGCTATTGGGTACAACGCTGGAACTATTATTCAGAATTTTAGATCTGTCGCAATCGGTCCGTTTGCTGGTTTCTCTAGTCAAAAAACATCTTCCGTCGCGATTGGGTCATTTGCTGGTGAATCCTCTCAAAGTCCAAATTCAGTTGCAATTGGTAAAAATGCTGGACGTGAAAATCAAGGTGATGAAGGCAACGGTATAGCCATAGGCTTTGATGCTGGGCGTGAAAATCAAGAAAATAACTCAATTGCCATTGGTACCGATGCGGGTCGCGTAAGTCAAGGTGCAAATGCAATTGCTATTGGTAGACAGGCTGGTAAAACTAATCAACACGATAATACAATTGTGCTTAATGCAACAGCTGCAGACCTCAATACGTCAAATACTCTCGCGTTCTATGTAGAGCCTGTCCGTATTAGCACCGATACTAGTAATCAACCTACAGACAGCGGTGGTCTCCAATATGACACAAGCACGGGTGAGATTTTCTATGATACGCTAAAAACTTTTGTAATTGATCATCCAGATGACAATGAAAAGTATCTGGTCCACGGCTGCCTTGAGGGTCCAGAGGGTGGTGTGTACTACCGTGGACGTGGTGAAGTTGGTACACCTGTCAAATTACCCGACTACGTTCCCAACTTGATAAAGGGTGAGCCAACCATACAGGTGACCCCAATCTACAACGGTTCAGTCAGGACTCTGAACTGTTCCGAGTATGACATCAAGACGAACTCCTTTGAGGTGTTTGGCACTGAGGGTCCATTCTATTGGACCTTCACAGCCAAGCGTTGTGATGTAAATGTTGAGCCATTGAAGGCTGAAACTAATGTGAGTGGTAATGGTCCATATCTATTTACCGACTGAATCTGTTGCAGCCAAAACAAACACACCTAAAATAAAAAACATAACGAGATAATTGCATTCTGTATCTTCGTTACTCAGAGGGCGCCCAAGTCCAGTCGCGGAGCGACTGTCATTCAGCTTCGCGGTTGTAACTTCCCTCCTCTGAATACGGGGCTCATCATCTAGAGGAGCAAAACCAATCATTTATAATATGTTTAGATTAAATTGTAACCTCATTTTTCTTTTTGCGACCGCGCCCCTTCCCCTTTCCTCCCTTCAGATTGACCTCCTTGACCTCTCCCCCTGTTGACTCACCTGATACTGACACGATATCAGAGAGATCATCGTCATCCTCGATCTCCTGAACTGGTTGCAATGATGTTGTATTCATTGGTGGTGGAGGTGGCATCGTGATCCCGCCCATTAGGCTCGAGATGTCAAACCCAGGTCCGTTCATCTCACGTCGCCCAGTCTCTGGGTTGACAACTGGTTCGGTGGGTGGACCAGATGGCTGTCTGGCTGTATTCTGAACGGCACTCATCATACTCTTGACAAGATCTGGGTTCTGCTTAACCACGTCATTCATATTTGGTATTGCTGCCTTGAACATACTGTTGGTAAGATGGAACATCATAGCAGAACCACCAAGCATCATAATCAACTTGACCTCTGGTGCTACATTCATCTTGGTCTTATACTTTGCATACAACTCCTCGAAAACACCGTCATAATCATCCATATTCTCCATAACACTCTCAGACCAGCCCTCAAGGGCAATCTCAAATGGGTTATAGCGCTTGTTAAGAAACTCTAAACCTGTTACACACGCAACGAGCATCCTTCTAGAGAACCTGATTGACTGCTCAACATCAATACTATAGGTAATTCTCTTGTATTCAGTACGAAGCTCCTGGATATTTGAATAGGCGTTAAGGCGCTTGTTGACGGCAAAACCCTTCTTCTCAAGGCGGGTAAGTTTGTTTAGAAGGTCAGCCTTCTCGTCGTCAATCGATGAAAATCCAGGAGAAGGTTGTTCACCCTCAAAACCACCACCATCACCCTCCTCGTACTCACCCATTTCGGGAGCTTCATCCTCATAATCATCCTCATCTCCCGGTCCAAATCCATATGCCTCCTGTGGAGGTCCAGGCGCTGACGACTTTGTTGGATTCATAAAAGCATCCATCTCGGGCTCTTGAGACTGCTGTTGCTGTTGCGGTTGCACTCTCTTTGGCTTGGATTTTGGCTTGTACACAGCCTTCCTGACAGGTTTGTCATTTGAAATCTCAATTTCATTAAGCATTGCTTCTTCCTCGGCATCCAACTTCATAACACTATGCTGACCCTCCCGCTCTATCACAACGGTATCCTCCATCTACTATCTTTAATATAAAGTATTGTGAAACCTTTAACGCACAGGAAAAAAATATCATCAGGTAGTAAATGAAGAACATTGGAAACTGGGTCGCCCTCCTTATCGCCATCCTCATGCTTATGAGCACCCGCGTTGGTTACGTTCTGTCCCCAACTTCAGTGGAGATTGAAGAGAAGGGTAGCAACGATGCTGTATTCAAGGGTGAGTATGATATTACCTGTGTACCAGGTGCCCCCAAGGGCAGTGCTTATACCCGTGACCTGACCCCAGGTGGTGAGTGTGGTATTCAGCAGCGTGTTGCTGATACATCAGACTATCACATAGTTGGTGGTATTGGCGGCGAGCTTGTTTAAAAAAAAACAATAGTAATTAATAATGGTTGGTGAGACTAGGAATGTGTTTGTATCTTCAGAGAATAGGGACACAACTCTTTACCCCAACGGCAATTCGTACACCCTTCATCTTACGACTCCTATAAAGGATATATCAAAGGTTGAACTTCTCCACGCGAGTGTTCCAAACACTATGTATAACTTGACCAATGGTTCGAATGCTGTGGCATTTAGCAACGCGACTTCATCTATTGGTGATCCTTTGACATATTTCTCTTTACCAGTCGGTTTTTATGGTGCCACAGTCCTTTCTGAACAGATTCAGAATGCTGTGAGCAACACTTCTAATATTGTTGTTGACTATCTTGATGCAGAAGGAAAGTTTTTATTCACCAGAAACACTTCCCCAGACGGTCCATTCCAGATGGCACCAGGAAGTACCGAGATGGCAAATCTGCTTGGTTTTGATGACACGACTACACTGACATCTACAAATGTTGCCGTTGAAACCGATCTCAATTTACCCCTCTATTCTGACAATCTTCTTTACAGGGGGAAGGAATTCATAAAATCTACAAATGTTGTGAATCTCAATGCAAATGAAGGAGTATTTTTGGATATTGATGAACTCAGGACAATATTTAATGAGGATGCAAAGGCAATCACAGGAAATACTACATCTGGTCAGACTATGGCTAGAAGCTTTGGTTTGATACCAATGGATGTATCTGCTGGTGCTGTCAAGAGTTTTAAGAAGTTTTCAGACTATGATTTGAATATTGATTATCCAAACCCAATCCGCAAGTTGGAGCGTCTAACAGTCAGGTGGGTTGATAAGAATGGTCAGCATCTTAACTTCAATGGTCTCAATGACAATTCATTCATATTGAGGTTCCACACACTTCGTCAAAATCTTTGCATATAAAAAATCTAGATAGATTATAAATGTCTGGTGGTATTGCTCAGCTCGTTGCAGTCGGTGCTCAGGATGCACACCTTGTTGGTAGTCCAGAGGTTTCATTCTTTCGTTCTACTTACAAGCGTCACACAAACTTTGCTCAGACCACAGAGCGTCAGGTGATTCAGGGCAACGTTTCCAATAACGGTATGTCCACGGTCCGCTTTGAGCGCAAGGGTGATCTCCTCAGCTATGTTTACTTTGCAGCTCACGACGGTAGCGAGTCAAAGAAGGACCGCTTTGATGACCTTATTGACAAGGTTGAGCTTCTCATTGGTGGTCAGGTGATTGATGAGCAGACGTATGGTTTTAGTGCAAATGTTGCAATCGATACTCTCGCACAGAATATGTCCAAGAGTGTGAACGGCGAACTCTACAAGGGTGGTAGTGATAGCAGTTACTTCTACCCACTTCGCTTCTTCTTCTGTGAGAACCATCAGTCGGCTCTGCCACTGGTTGCTCTTCAGTACCACGACGTGGAGCTTCGTATCACCTGGGGTCCCAACGCAACATCTAGAAAGTTTGACTGCTATGCCAACTTTATCTACCTTGATACGGCCGAGCGTTCCGATATGGCCAACAAGCCAGTGAATATGCTGATCTACCAGGTGCAGAGGGCCCTTGGCTCTCAGTCGAAGGTTCAGGAGCTGAACTTCAACCACCCAGTTAAGTACATTGCAAGCGCAAACACGGTAAGCGGCGGTCTGTTTTCCACATCAAATAAAATCAAGCTACAGATTAATGGCACCGATGTTGCAGACTACAAGTACGCAGTACCAAACTTTACAGATGTTATATCTTATAACCATACTCCAAACACAAGTGCAAATGGTGAGTCTCTGTTTATTTACCCCTTTTGTCTGGACACTGCTAAGCTTCAGCCAACTGGTACACTCAACTTCAGTCGGCTGGACTCGGCTCGTCTCGTTTCCCAGACGGCTAACATCACGGATGACATCTACGGTGTGAACTACAATATCCTCAGGATCCAGAACGGTATGGGTGGTCTTATGTACGCCAACTAAATTTGTAGGTTTATAGTAAATGTTTATAACTGCGTTGGTTATTTTGGCGATACTTTTCGTTTTGACATACGATCCAAAGTCCAGGGTGCTTGAGAATGTTTTGGGGGGACCCAGTGACGTTGAGTCAAAGTCTTGTTGTGAAAAGAATGACTACATGGCAAATCATCAGACCCAGTGCGAGAATGTTCACTATCAGGGGGTACAGTTTGGAAATGAACAATACGGCTGCCCAACAAGACATCCTCACCATTCAATGGGTGCGATAATAGGCACTTAAAAGTTTAGACATAATTAATATTAGGATGTTTTCTTTTGACCGCGAGACTATGACTATTGTTGCGGTTGTTGTCGCATTGGCTGCCGTGTTTTATATGTATCAGGATTCTCAGAAGATGAAGAAGGATATCTCGGAATGCAAGAGTGCTTCGGTTGGTCTGGCAAGTAGGCTAGCGACTGTTCAGGCGCCGGTCCGCGAAGTGACCGTAACTCGTAAGTCCCCTCCCCCAACCGAGGATGAAAATGAGGATTAATGTCTCTGATAATTGTAGAAGGGTGAATGCCCGATGAAAAAAGAAACGAGACACAAGGCAATAGCCATACCAGTTACGTTTGCCGATGGCAAGCCAAGGTTTTTAACCGTTCAAGACGCTAGATTTAGAGAGTGGATTTTTGTTACTGGAGGATGTAGAAAGAATGAGATACTCAACCCGCTCAAGTGTGCCCTTCGGGAGCTAGAGGAGGAAACGCGAGGGGTTGTAAATATAAGAAGTTGTGAATACACAACATTTTCATTCAATATTAGACAGAGGAATACAGTTGATAATGTTGAAATTATATCAATCTATCAAGTTTTTATATTTTTTTGTAAATATAATCAACAGGAACAGAGTAGACTCGTGAGGAGATTTTACGACGCAAAGTCCAAAACAGACGCCAGGAAAAAGGCCAAATTGCCGATTCGTAAAACCTACGATGAGAATGACATGATGAGTTTTGATACATTGGAGGAGTACAAGGCGAGACCAAGAAAGTGGGACAACATCGTGAAGAATGTGGTGCAGAACAGCGAGTTTTATCAGGCGCTCAATTCGTTAAATAGGAAGTGTTTTAATCTCAGGTGAGTGTAGATGGAAGAGGAGAACATAGAGGGTGAGGCGCTAGACAAGGGGAAGAATTACGTTATTAGAGAGATATGTAAACTTGACAATTCCAATACTCCAGAGGAGTTGAAGAAGATTGTATTCAGTGAACTTGTCAGGATGAAGAAGAAACTCAAGACCAGTTCCAATTGCGAAGTAGTTGACCCTTTCACCTATACAGGTGCTTATAGTTTTAGTTCTTTTAATGAACAAGAATAATGTTTAGAAGTTGGTGTCAATCAAATGGTCTTTTTAACAAAAACAATCTATCACACGTGCTTATGGATGGGGGTGTCCTATCCGTCCCGTTTGATAAATTGAATAGTTTTTATAAAACTTACATAGATGCAGTTCGTCGGGGTGAGCACGTATTTGTTGTCGAACAGAAGACTGAGACGTACAATTTTTTCGTTGACATTGATTACAAAGATGACGATGAATTGGATATCGACCAGGTTCAACTTATAACAAAGGTTATCTGTGACAAGGTTTCAACTTTTGGTGGTTCCAAGTGTGTGATATCTATTCAGAAACCAAGGTTGCGTGACGGTCAATACAAATCTGGGGTTCATATGAATTGGCCGGGTTTTGTTGTCAATCAAGAGAGTGCCGTAAATCTGAGAGGTCATATTGTTGATATCTTGTCAAAAGTTTACGGGAGCAAAGCTTGGTCAAAGATTATAGATAATTCTGTATACGGAGACCCCGGGTCAAAGTCAAAAGGGAGTGGATTTCGTTTACCTTGGTCTCACAAAAAGAGTAAGCATGAAGCCTGCGGCGGTAAAGGGTGCGAGTTGTGTGATCATACTGGTAAAATTACTGAAGGGATGTACTTACCAGTCTTGTTATATAATAGACAGGGTGGTGTAGGACCTTTGAAACTTCCTGCTAAGATTGAGAAACTTGACGGATCTATATCACTTGATTTGTTGAATCTTGTTACAGTCCGGACTGATATACAGGAAACTATAGGTGGTATCAAACCTATTGTCGGAAAAGAACCATTTACCAAGGCTGTGATGGACAAGGAGGTTGTCAATAACGAATTGACAGCCTTCTTAGAAACATTTATTCGTCAGAATCTTGAGGGTCAAAGAGATGCCAGGATTACAAAAGTTTTCAAAAAGAATGATACAGACTATTACATTTCAACATATTCAAAATATTGTGAGAATCTTGGGAGGGAACATGGTTCCAATCATGTTTGGTTCAATGTCAAGAATAGTAAAAAGAATAGTATTATTAGTCAAAAATGCTTTTGTAGATGCGAAACAGTTGAAGAACGTAAAAAGGGATACTGCCGTGACTTTGAAGGTCAAAAACACATGCTCACTCCTAAATTGATTTCATTGATGTTTCCTAAGAAAAATAAAGTCTCAACGAGTATTAAGAAGGCAATATTGCCAAATGCTGTTGTTAATCCTAATATTAGTAATATTTCTAACACTATTGCTATTTACACCAAAAGTTTCTAAACAGAACGAGAGGCTTCACGAATTGAAGATTGAGGCTCAGGAATTTTCAGGATTGAATCCAGAACTTTTCAAAGATTTTTTGAATAACATGACATTGTTTGAAGAATCTTTGGAATTCCCAGATCTTTCATCAAAGTATCTTTATCAGGGTATTGATGCACTTGAGCGTATGGCACTCTACACAACTTCTAGCTCTGTTAATGCTGTTGAAACTGTTCACGAGATTGTCAAGGCGATTGGTATGGAGGCAGAACTTATGATATTAGAAAGTGCTATGAATAAAGGTTTATCATTCAGACCAACATACTTAAACAATATGGATGACTTCTATATAGAATGAGCTACACAACCCGTTCCGGTAGACAGATAAAGAAACCGGAACTATATGAGCCAAAGGAAATCTGTGAGGATGACTATGAAGATTATGATGAATCAGAGGATGAAGGTGAGAACATTTTCTCATCAGACGATGAATCAGAATCTGATGAGGAAGATGCCGATGATAATGGTAATCTAAAGGGATTTGTTGTCAGTGATTCGGATGAGGAAGATGACGCTTAAAGTTTTTATTTACTATATTAGAAGATGGAGACTGATCTAGGAGATAAAGAGGATCCGCGCGCACCTCCTCCAGCACCAAGGGGGTACTATGAGGACGACTTGCCTCCATTGGAACGTGAGAACACACAACAGTGGTACCCACCCCCACCTCCGCAACCTATGATGTTTATGCCTCCACATATGGAGCAGCCTTCGCAACAAAAGAAGGATATATTTTCAGATATTGATAAAACGACTTATATAATTGCATTTGTTGTTTTTATTCTTGGATTCTTTATGGGTAAGACTATGCAGCCAGTGATTCTTAGAAATGCTTAGAAGTTGTCTACCAGGTCTGTATGACCTTCAAACTCACCAACTGGACCAGTCTTAGCCTCCTGGAAATATGCGTGGGTAACAAAACCTGGATCTTTCAGAGCATTCTGGAAAACATCACTCGCAGTCATATTCTTGTTAGGTCTATTATTGTAGATTCTGAACGCAGCATAAAATAAATATGCCACCAGAGAGATTGTGATTATATTTAATAATATCGAGAGCTCGCTCATTTATTATTAAATATGATTTTTAATTTTTAGAAAGGGACA